CCCCGACAATTCTGCCTTGTCAGTGTTTAGGTTGGTGAAGTTAGCATCAACCTCGTCATTAGTGAGAGGCGAACCCTTCCCCGAGCGTGTTGTAATCGTAGTCATGGTTTACCTCTTTCTAATTAGGATGCTGTCAGAGTGATTGTCCAAGTGACGGACAAGCTGTCATCGGCAGATTTATTGACGACTGCAAATACAGTTCTGCAAAGCATAGTGCCGCCAGATGTTGCGTTGAAGATACCTGCTTCCGTAACCGCACCAGTCGCATCACCAGCCTCAAAGCTCGACGTGTAGGTAATCGTATTGCTAGATACCGTGTCAGAGTCTAGTGCCTCGCGTGAGCCAAGCTGTGTACCCAGAGTGGTATCGCTAGCCGCCGCCGCAGTAGAGCCAGAGCCTAATGCCATGTGACTCATAGCAGTCTCGTCGTTCTTCATGCGGTCACAGATAAAGTTTAGACCGGTGTTAACGATCAAGTTCTTAATCTTGCGCTCTTCTTTTACGTTGCCGTTCTTGTCCCGAAGAACTAGTGCGACATCGCCTCGTAGTTTCAATCCATCGTTCATCATGTAAATGCCCTCGATGCGCCGACATAGTCTTCGGCAAAGTAAGTGAAATTGCAGTAGCCTTGACTGCGTAAACTACCAGAGTCAGCCGCAACCGATGAGTCACTGCTGGCTTTAGTAAACTGTACAACCTGTGCGTCAATTATACCGCCATTGTCGCTCAAGTTCTTGCCCGTGTTGAGCGTGTCAGAATCTGATGCTGAACCTGCCTCAGTGAATGACCTGCTAAACGCGACCACCTTGCCAAAACTATCCGATGTAGTAGGTGCTTCGGTCAGTGGTTTAGTGACGTCAAACGAGTGTTCTTCATTGGCCGCAGGCGCTTCGGTAAACGTACGGGAAAACGTAACGGTCTTGCTAAAGTCGTCAGTCAGAGCAGAGGAATCAGAGCGCGTCTTAACAAACTGTATTTCTTGATCGTCCTCTGCGCTCGCCTCACCGTCTAAGTCATCAGTTGAAAACAACTGCTCGCTAATTACCTTAGTGAAGTCAAAGGTGTGCGTGTCGATGAATGCAGGCGTCTCTGTCACACCCTTAGTAAATGACAGGGTATCGCTATCAGTTACACTGAAACTGTCTGCAAGCGGCTTAGTAAGCAATAAAACGCTAAGGTCTGTACCGCCCATTGCCTCTGTAAACGGCTTAGTTATGGTGTACACATAGGCGTCTGTGAGTGCAGGGTCTTCGGTCAAGTTCCTGCCGTAAGTAATCAGCAGGCTAAAGACGTCGGTCAGCGTTATGTGATCGACTTGCGGACCTTGTATGTAGTCTTCTTCAAAGTAGGTAATGTCGCAGTAGGTCTGACCCTCTGTCGCACCTGCTACTTTAGTGTAAGTAAAGACGTGGCTGTCTGTTGTGCTTGCCGCATCAGTCTGTGGCTTTGTTACCTCTAAGGTTTGTTCATCAGATGCACTGCCATTGTCAGACAGTAGGAATAGCTGTACAAAGAACGCCGCTTCAATTTTAGCTTGTAGAGCAATGGCCGTAGCCGTTGCGTGTAAATAGCTGACAGACTGCGTGGCCTTTAAGCTAGAAGTAGACACAGCCGCACTCAGCGACTTGCCCACCGTGTTAGCTAATAGACGGGCGGCGCTAAACGACCCCGATAAGAAGCGTCTGACGCTCACCCAAAGTCTGCTCGCAGGTAGAAGTCCACAATCTCGAAGACTGTTTCTCGCACACTAGCACTCGACACAACTTCTACTTCGCCTTCGTAGTAGCCCTCATCAAGGTCTAGCTGACCTGCTGAGAAAGCAAACAATGCAATGCCTGCGGACTTATCACTGTCGCCGCTTTGATTTGTGAGAGTGAACAGCACCGCGGTCGCACGCTTTTTTCTGAACCGCATGACTACTGTCGCGCCTGTTAAGTCTTGAACAGCGCCTGTGTCGCTACGCGTAAGCGTTACCTTGACCTGCGGGCCAGTGTCACCCTGCACCAAATTGATTGCCATGATGGTCCTCCTTAAAATCGCATTTTATCACGACGGCGTTGTCGGCCATACGATATCTGACTTATCTGTTACAGATGCGTAAGTTGTAGGCAAGTCACGCAACTCAGTTCTATACGCAGTCCACTCTGTGCGCTTTGCATCAGCCAAGCCATTGTCGCTTAATTGCGACCAATCGCTACGCGCTAAAAGGTCATCGCGTTTACGCCTTATCTTGTTCCAATCTATCATCTTATACCCGCAACAATTACATCGCACTTGGTGACAGTGATCCTGTTTTGTGAAACCTGCCCGTCAAAATTAGTGACTACGCCTTTTATGTAAAAAGTTTTAGCCGCTGTTATCGCTGTGTCAAAAAAGCCAATCATCTCAGCGGTATGTTTTGCATAGCTGACAGACGTGTCATTCAAAAATGGATGCGTGTAGTAAAAACTTGCTAGCTGTCCAAGCTCACTCGAGCCTGACACATCGTTAACGATAAATCTAACTTCTGGCAAATCGCCACCATCATCGTCCCAGTTGGTGGAGCCAATAATGTTCCACTCTATTTTGACTATAATTAGAGGCTTATGACCTCGTGTGGTGTCAGCTGGCGCGGCAAGTGTGACGCTGTCGATTGTCACTACGCTATCGTTAGGCGCGATACTGACTGACGACGCAAGCGTATCCGTCGTGTTTTCAATTACACCGCCCAACAACTTATTAAAAGTAATTGTTCCGGCATTTATCTTGACGGCTGTTACGGCGTTAGCGGCAAGCTCATCAGTGCTAATCGCACCGGCGGCTATCTGCCCTGCGGTCAATGAGTTAGCAACAATAGATGCCGCTGGCAAAGTTCCTGTGCTTACATCTGCTCCATCTACGGCCTTAATCCATGCACTGCCGTTATACCGATAAAGTTTATTGTCCGTAGTCAGATAAGCCACGTCGCCTTCAGCCGCGGACGCTGGCAATGAACTAACCACTTGAACCGGCTGTATGCCAGAAGCAAACGCTGTGATATCTACTGCGCCATTAGCAATCTGCGCGGCACCAACGCCGTCATCTGCAATAAGTAGCTGACCAGAGCCGTTGACATCTAAGGTTACGCCGTCGATGTTTATGCGGTTAGCGTTAAGTGTGCCTGCGGTAATGCTATCAGCAGAAAGATTAGTCACTGTGATTTGAGAGGCGTCGAGAGTGCCTGTCGTTATGTCTGACGCTGTTTGATTGCTGTTAAGCGTGTTGTTGCTGTTTAGTGTTGTGCCGCCAACAACGAGAGTCCCACGAAAAGTTCCATCGCTAAACTCTACATTGCCTGCCGTTGTAATTTCCCAGCCTGTACTTCCTGCAACGTAATTAGTGCTTTGAAGCACGTTGGCTAATTTAGTAATTGTGACGGCATCATCGTCAATTGCAGGTGTTGTGACAGCGCCGGCACCTATGTCAGAAGAAGCGGCCACGACAGAAGTAGCGTTGAAGCTAGCAGTTGCCGCTGACTTGTTACCCGAAAAGTCTACCGACTTAAGCCAGAAGTAACGCGTAACCGCCCCCGACAATCCGCTAACGATGTATTCTTCGCCATCTACTACAGCCGTCGGACTGCTAGGAATGCTGTTAGATGTATTTACAAAGACCTCTGTATGCTTGAAATCAATGTCACTGGGGTTGGTCCACTCTGCGGTTATGGTCTGTATGCCGCCGGTAGCACTGCCTGACGTTGGTACACTTGGTGCGGTCGTGTCACCGTTCAAAGCTTGGTTGCTAAGGGTTGTCCCTGTACTGCTCACGCCTATTAAGTTTTCAGCTTGTACGCGGAAATTATAATTAGAGGTTATATCTAGGCCAGACAAGTAAACCCGAGGCTCACGAGATGAAGCGTAAAAGTAGTTTGTCGTGCCTGTCTTGTTGTAACGGACCTTGTAAAGCTCAACGAAGGCATCTGTAACTGCCGTCCATGTCAGATCAACGGCGCTGATTACATTGCCGTCTGGCCCTTTGAATCCTACTTCTGTTAAAGCTAGGTTAGTGACGTTGGCAACGGTTCGCCCGTCATACAGGTCTAACTCTCCACCGCTTAAAAAGTCCTCTTCGTCGCTAGTGGTCCAATCATAGATGGCTGAGGCTGTCTCAATACAGGCGAGGTTCACAGCTAGTGCGCCACCATCTGCAATGGCTAACGAGTAGTCGATAACTTGAAAAACCTTGGAGCTGTAGTTAAGCCGGTCATTCGTCACATTGATCGTGTCGCCGATCTTAACCTGCAAGCCCTTGAGGTTTACCGTCATGTTAATGACGACTTGCTGACGTGACTTGAGTAGTGCGATCTTTGCTAGTCTCTGCGCCTGCGTGTTGTTAGTGACAAACGGCAGGGCCATATCCAAGTAGATTGGATCGCCATCCTCTGTGGCGTACGTAGAGCTGATCTGAGGCGGGTAATCTAAAACCTTGTAGTTCTTCTCCTCAGAAACAAAAATGCCTTTAACGCCGTTGTAGACGCCTCTGCGCGACTGTTTGGTCTGAGTCTGTATGTCACTGATAACGTCAGCTTCTGTAAACGTCAGTGCTGGTGCCTTGTACTCAGCGCCATCAATGAAATACTTGCCGCCTGAGTAGGTCAACATCCCACCCATTGAAGCCAGCAGTTGTTCAATGTTGGCCCTGATTTGATTGCCTGTCTCGATCACGCCATTACATCGGTAACGGTCCTGAGTGCCACCGGCATCAAGTGTGACTTGTTCTTCGCAAAGGTTAGCCGCCGCGTTTATTGCTGTGCTGTCGATATTGGCTGTGACTTCTCCAAGCCCGTACTTATCGTCGAGCATATAGTCACGCAAACATAGCGCAGGGTTTTGGCTCCAGCCTGTACTAGCAGTGCGAGGATCGTATACTTTCTTGCCTTTTAGAACGGCGGTGATGTTAGGGACGCCCTGTGGAAACTTGTCTGTGTCCCACTCAAGCCTAAATGCAATGTAAGCAATGCCCGACAGCTTGTGGTTTGTAGTCCAAAGCACATTTGCGTTTACAAGGTTAGTCGATGCGGCCTGCGCGTCAGTGCCAAACTTCCGATCAATAGTGACGTATGTACCCCAATCACTCTGGAACCCGCCACTAAGCGTCCACACCTTCTTGTCGTTAAACCAAATTTCTTCGTAGCTTTCTATCTCATGGCTGGCAAAGGCAATCGCCATGTGCAGGTATTTATTGTCATCGCCTGAGTTGGATATAAATACAACCTGACCACCGACGCGCATCTTTCCGTAAACAATTTTGCGCGAGCCAGCGGGTTCGCGACTGGTCTGCGTGATACCCCGCATCTGTGCGCCAATGTTTGGCTTAGGGGCAAGCGCACGAGACACCATCGACAATCCAGCGCCCACAGCAAAGTAGCCTGCAAAAGCGGCTAAACCACTAAGGCCAAAAAAAGTAAGTGAGGCCGCCGCCGCGCCTATCGCACTTGCTAATCCCGCAACTGCCGCAATAGCCATTTGTTTACCTCAGAACTAAAGAGTAGACGCGTTCGATTTCTTCAAAGTTCAATCGCTCAAGGATTGCGTCGAAGGGCTGATGCGCTTTGGTGTTGATGTGTAGCTTGGTGATGCCCTCAGCCGCTAGTGACTCGATGGCAAACTTGATTAGCTTTACGCCGGTCAAGCCTTTGCGTGCTGACTTAGTCATAAAGATTACGTCGTTGTTAGCAAACAAGTGGTCACGGTAGTGCAGTGACTTACTAACAATAACGACAAAGTAGCCCATCATTACGTCGTCTTTTCTGGCTGTGTAGATTCTAAGCGCGTTGACGTTATCAAGTCGTGCATAGCCTTCCCAGTCGGGATTCATCTTGATGATGTCTTTGTTTAAAGCTATTTCTTGCCAGTGCTGTTCAAGCAACGGCTCAATCTCTCGCCTGACTTTTGCTAAGTTTTCTAGTGCAAACTCCATACGTGTACCCTCAATCCCGATGCGTATTGCTACCGTCTTCGTCAATATCGCCGCCTCTAGTGCCGGTTCCGCCACCACTGACAACACCACTGCGCCCCCAGACAATTTCTTTTTCTGCCATTTCTGCGACAAACTCTAAGCCCTTGTCGTTAGGGAAGTCGATTAGTTGATCCTCTGCGGTGTACCTTCTGATGCGTGTTCGTTCAAACTCAATCAAACGATTCTCGACGGCTATCTGTATTGTGGCGGTTTCCGATGAGTCGTTAATTACCATCGTATCCATGAAGCCACTAAACACGTTCACAGGGGTGCTTATGACGCCGTTGCTGGCATCCATAGCGCCAAGCAATACTTTAAGCTCACGGCCTTGGTAGTCCTCGTCACGCGCCTTCGCTAGTAACGGGTCAGTAATTCCTGACAGGGTGACTGTAATGCCGTTGGCTTGTAGCTCTGATGTCTCTGATATTTCGCCTATCGCGAGCAATGTACCAGCGCCAAC